ACTAGGAAATTAAGTTTTGCTCCTCTCAGGTTCTCGAACCCGGCGCCATCTGCGCCTTTCAAACTAATTTTACTGTTGTTTTTTAACACAATGGATAGTTCTGCTTCATTAATTTTTTTTACCCAGTTAAGGCTTTTTAATTTTGTTTTTAGTTGATCCCACCAAACCATCTTGGCTTGCCTGTATGAGGGCAACACGGCCCAACAAATTTGATCAGGTAGTCTTGCATGATAGCATATTTCTCTGATTGCAAGAGTAGTTTTTCCCATTCTCCTGCCAGCCACAACTGTACGAAATCTCGAAAAATCTTGTGCTACTGTTTTTTGTGGTATAGACAGTTTCATTATTCTTTTTCCTCGTCCCATGGTAGTGGTGTTGAATGTTCTTCTCCATTAGGGTCATCTTTTTGATCTAGGTAGTTTCTACCCAACCATATTTGCATTCTAGTATCACCTTGTAATGCTTTGTCAAACTGTGCTTGTCTTAAACTTGCTTTGCCTTTGGCTCTGCCTTCTTCAATAACTTTGCTGAATCTTTTTTTGACCCCTTCACCAGTCATGCCGATGATGTAGCCAATCTCCTCAAACGTACACATAGTAGATGCTAATCTCTTAATCATCTCTGTGTCGTGTGTTTTATATTTCTTGCCTTTGTTATTTGGAACCATTATTCTAATCCTTTTTCTTTGCAAATAATTCTAAAATGCCTTGTGTCAATATCACCTGCTGACGTGGCTATTTTTACTGTGATTGGATAAACGTTGCCTGCTGTTCCGCCGCTCACTCTAAATGTTACTTTGGTTGTTGTTGCTGATACATCAGTTCCATGTCCGTTTGGATGTATCAATGGTGCTGAATCACCTGATATGGTGCCTATGGTTACAACTGGTGAACTTGCTGATGAATCATCAACTATGGTATCACCTGTGTTCAAATATTCTGAAAAATCTAATGCGTATTGTAAACTTGCGGCGGGCGACTTGAATATGTATGCTCCATCTCTATCAAATTCAAATCCTGTTAAGTTTGCCATGTGTTATTCTCCTTATGCAAGTTCAAAAACTCTTGTTTCTTGTTTAATTTTGTTAACACGTGTTTCACACTGAATTGTATTTAAGCGTGTTTCTTCCTTAATTTTATTAATACGTGTTTCCGCACCGATTGTATTTAATCGTGTTTCTTGTTTTACAATAAAGGTGTTAAATGGATCTACCTCAATGTCGAACACATTGAGACCCATGTCAATGGTTGATGTTATTGGAAGTGTGGCTGTAAAGGCTCTTGTCCTAACTGCATCAACAGATATTGTTGCACCTGCAACACTTAACGCTGTGGCTAAATCTAAATCTAATCCTGTGGCTGTTAATGTAGATGAAATATTTGTAGTAACAGTACCGGTTGCAATTGCTAAAGTATTTGCTGTTATTCCAGCATTTATCGCCATGGACGATGTGCCAGGCTTAAAGGCAACTGCTGAAACAGTAATATTACTTGATGCAATAGCAAGTGTTGTTGCAAGATCTAAGTCTTGTGAAACTACACCACCTTCTACATAATTTTGGGTAACATAATTATCGGCAACATAAAGGTTACCAATAAATGCGTTGATTTCTAAATTTGCTGATGCGATTAATGTTGCCACAGATATAACTCCAAAAAATTAAACTGTGAATTAGTCTATTGTTATTACAAGTCCAGATGCGTTGATTTGAAATGTGTCGGAATCACTGATAATTTTAGATGCCGCCAAGGCGCCATGAGCTAACAAGTTCCCCGAACTTAATGCATCAAAAATACCGATGTGTGTGATTGTTCCAAATGCACCACCACTTGCCGCGGCAAATGTGATTACTGAACTGTTTGTAATTTGACTGTTGTCTGAGTTTGCTGTTGCAGAACTCATTTTGTTGTCTATTCTAATTCTTGCATATCCGTTTCCACTTACTTCTGTGCCTGATGCTGAGTCAGTTGGGTCGGATGTGAATAAGCCTATATATGCTTGAGGTGTAGAAAATGCTGTGTTCTTAAAAAGTAAATTTAAGATCTTAGCCTCGGCATACGTCGAGAGTGCCGTCATAGATGTCCTCCTTTAAAGGGTTGTTTGTTATAACAAGTTTATTTAATGAAATATTTACTGAATAATATTATATTATTCGTTTTCTATGAATGATTCACCTGTGTATTCTTCTAATTTTTTAATCATTCGTTCCATGTTAACTCTTAATTTCTTGCCTGTTTTCTTGTTGTAAGAATAAAATTCCCATTCACCTTTGTCATTGTGCGGTGATATTTTTGATGCTGTGCCTGATTCTTCTTGAACCCAAACGTGACTGGTGCTACCATCGTCTTTGGCAAATATCCAACCAGCATCAGCAGTGCTGTTATCTGGATCACTTGCTTGGTTGTCTAATCTAACAGCACCAAATCTAGATTGTGAATTTGTTGTGTCATAGAAACCAAACTTGTTGGTTGCACCATTTGAATCTATGTAATAACTGTATCCATTTGTAATTGTGCCGTGATATTTGTTGATCTGTGACTTGTATGCGAATGCGTTTGTGACTGTGATTGCTCCGCCGCCGTCATCTGTTTCCACATATGATAATACACCGTGTGCATTCGTGATGTTGACAGTTTGTGGTGTGTAGAAATAAGAACCAGCCATCATACCATTTGTGTTACCCATTGTTCCTGCGTTGCTGGCATCTCTGTTTTCCACAGCCGCTTGTCCTTGGGCACCCATTGCACCTGAGAAATTGTTTGTGGAAGTTACCTCTGCACCGTTAAGGTCCACCGCTACACCTACTGTCTGTGCTCTGAATCTGTTGTCTTTGTCTGAACTTGTAAAATTGCCCAATGTGTATTGCTGTCCTACCAAGTGTCCTTGTCGCCTGTCGTTGCTTGATGTTAGGGCACTGCCTATGGTTTCTTTTCTAAATATGTGGACACCCTTGTTCCTTGATGTGGCACCAAAACTATCACTGAAAGTTGATGTGGCTTGGCTTGAGAATGTGCCATCTGAACTTAGGCTTACAACACCCGTGCCGTTGCCTGATATTTCTAAATCAGCATTTGAGGCATTTGAACTAACAGTGTTGTCTGTGATTGTGACACCGTCTAATGTTGATGCACCTGTAACTCCCAGTGTTGTGGATACAGTTGCCGCTCCTGTGACTGCAAGTGTTGATCCATCATAGGTTAATCCAGATTCACCTTGAAGTGCGTGTGCACCTGTGACAGTTGCCACCTGGTTGTTTGTGGATCCTGATAACACTGCTTTGCTGTCTGCATAATCTTTTACTGCGGCACTTGTTGGTAGTGTTGTGTCATTGTCATTGGAACCAATTCCTTCTGATTCTAATACCACAACAGCCGCTGTCATATTGCCTATGTCAATGTTGGAAATATTGTTTCCTGTGCCGTTGGCATCAATTGTTTTGTTTGTGAATGTTTGTGAACCTGCCAGTGTTGCCACTGTTGCATCTATGGCTATGTCATTGGCGTTGGCTGTTATACCTGTGCCACCCACGACATTTAATGTTGCATCACCTGTTGTTGCACCACCTGTTAGTCCGTCACCTGCTACCACTGATGTGATATCTCCTGATCCACCTGCTGTTGCGTTAATTGTTACAACACCCGCTGAATCAGTTGCTGTGGTAACGTTTGTACCACCCTGTATGTAAAGTGTTCCAGCCTCTGGTATGTCTACACCAGCACTGTCGTCACCTATTACTTTGAAACCTTGTCCTGCGGCAACGCCACTTACCTGTGAGTCAACATATGCTTTGATTGATTGTTGTGTTGCAAGTTTTACGTTTGAGTTGGAAGACATATCGTCTTCATCTTTGATTCCTGTTACTGTTGCTCCATCACCTGCTATGCTTAAATTTTCTAATACTATTGTTCCTGAACCATTTGCACTTATTTCTAGGTCTGCATTGGAACTGTTGGTTGCGATTGTGTTTTGTTTAACCAATACATCACCAAACAAACTCTGTCCATTTGTTTCGTCTTTGAATGCATATGCTGTTGTGCCTGTCATTGGTCCTGCACAAAGGAAACCAGTTTCTGCTGTTACTGTGTCTGTGCCTGAACCATCTTTGGATGTGCCACTGTATTTGAATCCTGTTGATTGATCCACTGTGATGGTTTTGCCTGATGCACTTTCAACAAAGTTGGTAGCAACAAAACTTGTCATGTTGTTGACTGTTAGGTCGCCGGCACCATGTGCGTATACATTGCCAAATGTGCTGGCCGCTTGGCTCAATCTACCTGCTGTGCTGGTGTCGGAGTTTTCAATACTTGCTTCTCCAACCAGTCCTGCTATTTTGCTGTCTCCACTTGGTGTGAGCTCACTGTTGTTCATGTCAAAATGAAGAACATTATAACTGTTTCTCCAACGAGCGTTGCTGTTTGAACTGTTGTCACCATTGAATTTGACATTGGTTAGTGTTGTGTGTAAGTGTTTTCTTGAAGCAGAGCTGGTTTGTGAATCTGCATCAAAGGCTAAGTCCTCAAATACACGTAGAACACCATTTTGCCATCTGCTGTTTGAACTGTATGCGTCAATCTTTCCATTACCTAAACTTACAATTCCTGTGC